TATGGGGGAAGTGGGTATTTTGGGACAAGCGGAGATTCTGCTGTCCCCCCGCAAAGTTCCGTGTTCAATCTCTCTATTGGAAATTGGACAATTGAAGCGTGGTTTTATTCGCAAAGTTTGGGTGGCGGTAGTGCGCGGTACATTACAGTTACGCCGTCATCCGGAAATGTGTTCGGTTTAATACCGGGAGGAACTTCTAGCGCGTTTTCAATTAACCAATTTGGAACCGCGAACGTATTAACTTCAAGTGTTGCACCAACTCTCTACGCTTGGCAACACATTGCTATAGTCAAAAATAGTAGCACAACTAGCGTTTATTTAAACGGCGTGTCTATTATGTCTGGAACTGTTAGTTGGGTAAACGCAAGCACAACTATATTTTTTGGCAGTAACACCGGTTCTTTTGCATTTGATTATTTTGGCTATATATCTAATGCGCGTGTTGTAACAGGGACGGCTGTCTACACCTCCAACTTTACCCTACCAACCGCACCAGTGACAGCAATCGCTAACACCAGCCTCCTGCTTAACTTTACCAACGCAGCGATCTACGACGCCGCCGTGCAGAACAATGCAACCACAGTAGGCAATACTCAAGCGTCAACTACAGTGTCCAAGTGGTCGCCTACAAGCACAAAATTTAATGGCAGTGGTGACTATTTGTCGATACCTGCAAGTCCTTCATTTGCTTTTGGTACTGGCGATTTGACGATAGAATGTTGGTTTTATCATAGTGCTGCTCAAGGTATTGCGGCGAATATTATTTGTGTCACTAATGGATCTGCATTCGGCATTATAATACACAATAATTTAACACCTTATCCAAATGTAGTTACCTTTTGGTGCGACACTTACAGTCTTAGCACTCCTGGAATTACTGGAACAACAACTCTCGCTATTGGTAACTGGTATCATTTTGCTCTCACTAGATCCAGTGGTGTTTGGCGTATGTACATAAATGGTATTCAACAGGGATCTAATTATACAAATGCTGCCAGTCCTGATCGTGGTGCTGGCTACAATTTGAGAATTGGTGGTGATAATTTTAATGCAAATAGGGTTTTTAACGGCTACATCCAAGACGTTCGTATCACTAAAGGGTATGCCCGTACTATCACAGCGTCGCCAACTGCACCATTTCAAATGAGGTAACTATGCAACTTGCTAATCAAGATCTAATTATTCGAGACCACACAGAATGGTTCCCCAACACGTCATTTGGCGATCGTGGGCCTTCACTGGATTGGATTACTGAACAGGGCTACTACATCATCTCAGCATGGAAACCCTACAACCACGCGACTGAAAAATTAGTGTCTGCTGTTCCGCATCTGCATGATGGAATGTGCTGCATCGTTGATGTGGAACCGCTGACTGCTGAAGAACTTCAGTCACGTATTGACACGCAGTGGCAGGTTGTTCGCACTCAGCGTAATCAAATGCTTAAAGATTGCGACTGGACGCAACTGGCAGATTCCCCGGTTGATCGAGCAGCTTGGGCAGCATATCGACAAGCATTACGTGATATTACTGTTCAATCAGACCCATTTAATATTGAATGGCCTGTATCGCCTGATGTACAATAAGAAATATTAATAAATACTAGACCATGCCTATAATCTTTCCCAGTTCTCCAGCTACAAACGGAACCTATACCGTCAATGGCCAAAGTTGGCTTTACAATGGGTCGGGTTGGATTAGAACTAGCTCAACTGTTAGCAACACAGTATTGAACGACATTTCCATGCAATTTGACGGTACACGAGCGCATTTTGAATTGAGATTAGAACAGGCAGCAGTAAATAATTTAGTTGACAGCAGAGATTTACAAGTGTCCGTAAGTGGGGAAGTGTTAAAACCCTATGTTACTGAGTACACTTGGCCTTGGCTGTCCCCAGCAGACTCTTTCAATGGATTTAGGGTAAGAACTTTTAATTCAGCTAACTATGTCACTATATACAATGCACCCGCTCGAGGCGACTCGGCGTCATTGACTTTTGGACAAACTTCGTCTACTACACAAAAAAGACGATATCCTTTTTCGGCATCAACAATTGCTTTTGGAGATTAATTAAAAAATGGCAAAACACGTAATACTAGAAAGTTATACTTTCGCCCCATCAACAAGAACCATTGTTGTGTTTGGTAAAGTTATTCGACGAGAGCAATTGCTGCTGATTACAAATACCACGTTTGGCACAGTACTGTACAATTTCAGCGATCCTGCCCTAGGTGCAGTCAGTTATACAACCGCAGTTGATTCAGTTAACGGTAACGAGTCTACAACCATTGTGTTGTCTTACAACACAGCGTCAATGGGTGCTAGTGACAAGATCAGTATCTTAGTTGAAGAAACGTATACAGAAATGATTCCTGCGGAAATCATGAGGGATCCAGTTGATAAGCTAAGAATTAGTGCACCACAATCGTTAATTGATACCGACTTTGAATATGGACAACAGCCAACCAAGTGGGAAAGCATTACTCTGTTGAACAATCGCCCCAGTTCATTTTATGATGCTACACTGCCCTCGGTTATCAGCAATGTTACAGCATCGGGTGTTACTGTTAGTGTTACACTGCAGGCATTTACTGGATCAGTCACTTCTGCTGCTATTGTTTCAACTATTACTGGTATTGCATCTACTGTTGGTTTATATCCTGGTGCTCAGATCATCAAACAAAGTGGAACTGGTGTTTTTGGCTCTGGTGCAATCGCCACAATTCTTTCTGTCGATAGTGGGACACAAATTACTGTTCAAACATCAACGGCTATGACAGCTGGTGCTATCGTGTTTACAGCGGCCATGCCCGCAGTAGGACAGCCAATCTTTATTCAAGGCACATTAGATCAAGCCAACGCTGACGACTGGTGGTTATGTACTGCATCAACGGCGGCTACGGGTATTTTTCAATACACTACAATCATTGCTCCGGCTGCCACACTGTATGATCCAACTAAAACATATGTTTACTACGGGCAGTTCTATACTGGTTCTGCGATCCCAGTTGGCAGCACCGCAATTGTAACTGATGGTACAAGAGCAACAGTAACAACAACTGGTGCACATGGATTGCGAGTTGGTAATGGAGTGTTTATTGTTGGCACCTCAACCAATGCCGCACTTAACACGACCTACATTGTTGAGCGCACACCAACAACTAGGACATTTACGTTTTTGACCACGGTTGCTGCTGCAACACACACTACAACAAATTCCGCAGGTACTGTGTTCCCTAAACCACTGGGCTATGTTCAACATCGTCCATTTGACGGTGGAGTACAATTCACCAACATCAGTCCCTATCATGGATATCAGGTGATTCGTCAAACACGACGTCAGTTTAGATATCAGTCGGGTAAAGGCATTCAATTTAGTACCGGCAGTATTTTAAAACCATCGCTGTTTGTTGACAATATTGGTAGTTCTGGTGCTAATGCTACAGTTACTTGTAAATATTTCCATGGTCTGCTGCCGGGATCGTTTGTGAGAGTGGTAGGCGTAACTGCTGGAACAGCAACAACTACATTAGATGGATTCTACAACGGAACATTCCTAGTAACTTCTGCCACGGCATTAACATTTACATATACCATGGCCGGGACGCCAACCAACGCAACTGCTACTGGTTTTCCAATCGCAGTTAGCCCATGGACTTGGTACGGCAGCTCAAATCGCATTGGCATGTTTGACCAGCAAAATGGATTCTTTTTTGAATACGATGGTCAAACGCTTTACTGCGTAAAACGCAGCAGCACACAACAGCTGAGTGGGTCAGTTGCTATTTCGGCCGGGTCACAATCAGTAATAGGGACTAATACCAAGTTTTCTTCTCAACTGAAACCTGGTGACTATATTGTTATTCGTGGCATGTCATACCTTGTGCAGGAGATTCTAGCTGACGCTTTTATAGTGATCTATCCCGAATATAGGGGGGCTGCTAACATCACCAATGTGGTGATCAGTAAAACCATCGACACTAGAATTCCGCAAAGTTCTTGGAATATTGACCGAATGGACGGTACAGGCTCTAGTCAATTCAACGTCGATCTCACAAAAATGCAGATGTTCTACATTGACTTTACTTGGTACGGGGCCGGATCAATACGTTTTGGGTTTAAAAACAATCGAGGCGAAGTTATTTACTGCCATAGAATTCCCAATAATAACTTGAATACCGAAGCCTACATGCGTAGTGGTAATTTGGTTGCACGGTATGAAACCAATACACTTCCGCCGGTTACATATTTGACTGCTACATTAGCCAGTGGAGCAACTGCATCAATGTCAGTAAATGACACTTCGGCTTTTCCTCCTGCTGGCACTGTGGTTGTTTCACTTCAGGGTAGCACTGTTGAATATATTAGTTATACCAGCAAAACAGCAACTTCACTTGTTGGGCTGACACGTAACGTTCAAAACCTTACAGTTGCTGGCGCAGGTACCGCTGCTGGCGGATCATCAATCGCAACAGCATTTGTTTACAGTGCAGTTTCACCAATCGAAGTTGAACTGTTTGGCCCAAGCCAAGCCAGTACTGTGAGTCATTGGGGTAGTGCTGTTATCATGGATGGACGCTATGATGACGATAAATCTCTAGTGTTCGTGGGTGGTATGAACCGTAACCAAACTATCTCTAATATCGGTCAAGATATTACAGTGCCATTGATCAGTCTGCGAATTGCACCTAGTGTTGACAATGGACTAACTGGTGTACTTGGTGCCAGAGAAATCATTAATCGAATGCAGTTGGTTATGCGTAGTTTGTCAACATTCACGACAGGTACAGGTATTACGTTCTTGATCAACTTGCGTCTAAATGGGCGTGTATCTGCTGGGCAATTCTCATCTGTTGGTGGCTCAAGTCTCTCACAGATTGCTGTTCACAGCAGTGGTACAACTATTACTGGTGGCGAAAACGTGTTTGGTTTCTATTCAAACGCTGGTGTTAATACAGAAGACTTGAACCAAGTTCGAGACTTAGGTACTTGTATTCTTGGTGGCGGAACTAATAATATATGTCCAACTACTTTTACAAATTTGTACCCTGACGGCCCAGACATTATTACAATTACTGCTACTAACGTGACGGGTGTTACTACCAACTCAATTCTAGCACGTATTAGCTGGACGGAAGCACAGGCCTAATCATGTCAACAAGAGTTGGGTTTCAGCATTTTGTTTCTACGTCAGAGCCCACTGCAGTTACGGTGGGCGACGAATGGTACAATCCCGCAACGGGTATTCTATACAAAAGAATCGTAACGACGGCCGGAACGGTGCAATGGACCAGTTTGTCTGGCCTTGGCGGATCGTCATCTAGTGCATCAACTGCAAGCACCGTTTTCACTGTAACAAACACAACAGAATCAAGTTCTGCAACAACTGGCGCTCTTGTTATTTCTGGTGGTGCTGGTATAGCTAAAAATTTATATGTTGGTAGCGGTATGTATGCCGTTGGTGATGTGGTTACAAACTTTTCAGATGAAAGATTAAAAGAAATTGTAGGCCCAATCAATAACGCATTAGAAAAAGTGTCGGCTATTGATGCTTTTTACTATATGCCCAATGATTTAGCAAAATCAATTGGTATACAGGATGACGGAAAAGTTAAAATAGGACTTGGTGCCGGCAGTGTTAAGAAAGTTTTACCAGAAGTGGTTTTACCTAGTCCGGTGGACCCACAGTACGACACTGTCCAATATGAAAGAGTAGTGCCACTTTTAGTCGAAGCAATTAAAGTGCTTACGAATAAAATCCAAGTGCTGGAGGATCGGGCGAATGGCATTCATAGCGGGCAATAATTCAATTGGTGATTTAGGAGTAAAAGTCTCAAACTACTCTACTGCCGCACGACCTACAGGCGTGCCCAACGGAACAATAATTTATAATACAACCACGTATATGTTGGAAGTATACGACAGTGTTGGTGCTACATGGACCCCTGTAAACAAAACTGCTAATTACTTATATAAACAAATAATTACCAAAAGCTATGTCATGGGCGGGTACCAAAGTTTAAGCCCGTGGCGAAATGTTAATCGCATGGTTCATGCCACAGACGTTATGACTAATTTGGGCGATTTGTTGGCCAACGCTGGTGCTTATACCAGTGGGGTCAATAATTTAACTAGGGGGTTTATATGGAGCATGGACAATACATGGCCGGGGACAAGTACAAGTACTAGTGCTTTTAATATTGCTACAGAAACAACTGCTGGCACAAATACCAATTGGAATACAAGAATTAGTAGAGATGACATGGGCACTGGTTTTCAAGAACATCTTTTTGCTTATATAACAGGCGGTGGGTCAACAGCAATTGATGTTTTTAATCTAACTACAGAAGTCATGTCTAATAATATAGGAGCTGCTTCAAACACTACCGGTAACACCGCTGAACTAGGCGGCACAGGCTCGGTTAGTGATCTAACCGCTTGTTATTTTTGGGGTGCAGGTTCAACTAAGCTGGTATTCAGTACAGGAACAGCATTATCTTACGGTGATTACAGCATAGCTGCACTTACCAATTTAGGTGGCGCCCATGGACAACAAAAAGGCATTAACAGCAAGTTAGGTCGAGGATATGCCGGTAACGAGGGGAACTATGCTGGTGGGTATAATTTACGAAGAATGGTATTTGCAACAGATACATATACTACTATAGCTAAACCCATTGGTAACAGTGGTGAAGAAAACCTTGATATGGGACAAACCAAGCAGTATCTGATGGGCATGTATGACGGTGCTCAAAACAATCGAGGATGGAGATTTACATACAGCACAGACACCGGTATTGAACTAGGCGCAGGTAGTGTAAGAACTGGAGTTCCTGGCGGTAGTAGCGGGCACTGTGTGTGGGGATCATAAATGGCATTTAAATCAAATACAACTACAGTATTGGACACCACTGGGTTCAGTGTTGCTAACTTTACAACAGGGACTCGTCCCGCAAATCCAGTCACTGGACAAGTTATCTATAACACCACCATCGGCTTGTTGGAAATATATGACAATGGGATATGGAAAGATGCTACTCAAAATATCAGCGGCGGCGCCTTTTTATATAGGCAAATAATAACCACAAGTTATGTTGCTGGGGGATACAAAGACACTAGCCCGTGGCGAAATGTTAATCGCATGGTCCATGCTACAGACATTATGACTAACTTGGGGGATTTACTGTCAATAACAGCAAATTATACATCCGGTGCAAATAATTTAACTAGAGCATTCATGTGGGGAGCACTTGCTGGAGCCACTATCGGGGGATCTAATCAAACAGTAGCATATAATATGATAACTGAAACAGGGGCAGGGCTAAACAGTTCTTGGAATATGACCGTGTCAAGAGACGATTCTGGTACAATTTTTAAAGAAAATCAGTATGCATACATCACTGGTGGCGGCAGCTCGGCAGTAGATGTTTTTAATTTAACCACTGAGACTATGTTATCAGCAGGCGCCGTAGCAGGACAAGCAGGTGACAGTGGTTTTAATTACGGAGTAAGTGCATTCAGTGATGAATCTGTTGGGTATTGGTGGGGCAGTTCGGGGCAAAAACTAACCTTTGCAACTGGCTCTACTTATACAGTCGCAGCAGCAGCTAATGCTAGCACAAATGGACAACAAAAAGGTATTAGTAGTAAACTTGGCAGAGGCTACATGGGCAACGAAGGCAACTATAACGGTGGATACAATTTACGCAGGTATGTGGTGTCAACAGATACATATACTACTATAGCCAAACCTATTGGTAACAGCGGTGAGGAAAACTTTGATATGGGGCAATCATGGCAGTACAAGATGGGAGGTTATGATGGTGCTCAAAACAATCGAGGATGGAAATTTACATACAGCACAGACACCGGCATTGAACTAGGTGCAGGTAGTGTTAGAACTGGAGTTCCTGGCGGTAGTAGCGGACATTGTGCTTGGAGAGGATAAATTAAAAATGAATGAAAATGCTTTAATTAAAAATGTATTGACTGAAGAACAGCAACGATTGATAACATTATCGGCAAGCCGTCGTTTGGCAATGCCGGAATTTAAAATTAAAAACTTTGTTGGAAACGCGCAGATTACGCCGTATGCCAAGTTAAGGCAATACATTATTGAGTTAAACAGTCGAGAAGCCGCGGTTAAGCAGATGGAATTTGATAAACGCAAAGTTGAGTTAGAAATTGAGTTAGAACAGGAAAAAGCTGAACAGGCTCAAGGACAAAGCGTTGCTCAATATAAACTGCATCAGTTAGAAATACAGCGTCTAACAGGGGCTTTAGAAAAAAATAAATTAAATTACAGAGACGCTGTGCAAGAAAGAGATATTTTCCTCAAGGTTATTGAAGAATTCAACAACAGCTCAGAGGCTTATTTGCCTGATGGGCGTCGATTAATTGATGTATTTGATGATCCTGAGACTACAGAACAACTAGAAAAAGAATACTGGACACTGCGGCTAGCTAAACAAACTGCACTGGATATGATTGCATACGGACGTGCAGGTGTGGGTAATATGGAAGCAGTAACCATGCTGGAACCGGCCCAACAATTAGAAGTAATGCAAATTGCTTGCGACTTCTTTGTTCGTAACGAGATTAGAAACAATAATTTGTTAAGTGCAATAAATCAAAGTGTTCAAGAGCAACAGTTGTCCAACAATGCATTATCAAAACAATTGGTTTTTGATTTTGGTGATAATAATGTACCTGGTCTTTAAAACAGTTAGTGACCTTCAGCTGGGGTTGATTCGCAGGGCCGGTCAGTACCTTAACTATGTTGTTGGCTTCCTTGACGACAGCGTCAAAGACATCGTACCGTTTGAACATCTAAATGCTGTAATAGTTGATGAGCCTACTGCAATGGCTTGGAAATTTGCTGGTAATTACAGTGGTTATGTTAGTGTACGCCCCAATACTTTATCTAACGATCAATTGGCAATTATCAGTAGTGCAGAGGCAGAAATAAACAAAGTCAAATACTATTTAACAGACGATGATAAGGCCAACGCCATTAAATTCATGAAAGTAGTATTGAGAAAAATTCTAGATGAAGTATACGACAGCCGATTCAATCAGTTGAATTTGACTGCGACAAATTTAGAAACTGCAACCTGGGCGCAACAGTACAACGAAGCTGTAGCTTATCAAACAGATAATTCAGCAGCGGTTCCTATGTTACAATATTTGGCAGCAGCCCGCAGTATTACTGTAGACGAAATGGTACAAAAAGTACTGGCTGCACGAACAGCTTACCACGCAGACTTAACAACATTGTTGTCTAAAAAACAAGCAATAGAATTAGAAATCAAAAACTGTCAGACTATCCCCGAACTTAATATAGTGATTCACAGACGGTTTGGATACGACATGCCGGTAAATCAAAAAATAGAACTAAATTGGGAAGGAAGTTCTACCAATGACCTCTGACAACATATATACTGTATGTTTTCAATACCAATCAATCCCAAACTCAGTCCACGGCAATTTGAAGAATTTTGTCAATTTCTAATAGACCATAAGTCTGTTATATACGATTTGTATTTTACAAGTCGTATGCCTCCTTTTGTACAGGATGCCATGGGTGATGTATTTGATATTACTGATACAGCACCTATCCAAGCAGCAGTACATATTCAAAATACACTGGGAATCCCGGTCTCTGCCACATTCAATAATATTATGGTTAGACCATCACAGGAATTTTTAGATCTATTTATTAAAAATTTTAAATTACTGTACGATTTAGGTGTAAGGTCAGCCACTATTCCGCACACACACTGGGTTATGTCTGGACAATTACAAAAAGAATTTCCAGGGCTGTTTATTAAAAATACCATTTTAAGAGAAGTAAACAGAGCCAATGATGTAGCAAAACTGGCCGAGGCTGGATTTAACTATGTAAATTTGGAACGAGATCTAATGAGAGATCGTGATGAGTTGACAAAGATTCGTCGTGTAGCCGACAAGTATAATATTAAAATAAGTTTGTTGGCCAATGAGGGCTGCCTTGGTGGGTGTCCTGTAATGCCCGAGCACTTTCAATTCAACAACACAAGAGGCCCAGATGGTGCCCAATATTTTAACGATCCTATAAGTCGTGTCAGCTGCCCTAAATGGGAATTCGAAGATCCCAGTACACCTTTAAAAACAGCCAACTTCCCACCGTGGAGGGAAGACTGGATGGAACTGTTACAATATGTTGATGTAATTAAAATGCATGGACGGGAAAGTATTTCCAGGCTTTACGAAACCATGGACATTGTAAAACGATTCAAGCAAAATCAACCAATACTGTTTGACTCATTTGAAGAATACCTAAAAGACACTGATCTTGAAGGTAAACCAATTTTGGGTTGGCGCGAGAAAATTAAAAACTGTAAATTTGATTGTTGGGATTGCAATTACTGTGATAAAGTGTATAATGCTAAAAGCAAAATTAAAACCAATCCTACGGTGTTGGCAGTAACAGAAGAGCTGGTCAATTCAGTAAACAACAAAGTTGAAGGTGATATTGTGGGGTTAACCAGTCCAAGAGTCAAGCAACTGCTACAGGCCTTGGCAAAAAGATCCACTGTGTATTTGGAAATTGGCAGTGCAATGGGCGCCACAGCCGCAGCGGTTGCAGCCACAGGAATCCAGATGCACTGTGTGGATAACTGGACTAATAATATTCAGCCAATGAGTGAAGAATTTGAATTACCGGACAACACCAAACAAGAATTTTTAAAAAACATGGCACCTTACAGTATAAATGTGCATGATTGCGAAATGCTGTCAGTTGATCGTTCTAAAATTAAAAATGTTGATTTGTTTTTCTACGATGGACCTCATGACGTTGACTTGACCGCTAAAGCAGTTAGATATTTTGCTGAATGCTTGGCAGACACCGCTATTATGATTTTTGATGATGCTAATTGGGTAGGAGTAGTACAGGGTGCAGATTTGGGCATAAGTTTGTCAAAGTTACATGTGCTGTATTCTAAGAAAATGTTAAACAGCCCTGAAAATAAAAACCAATGGTGGAATGGATTGTATATAACAGTGGTGCAAAAATGATCAGAAGATTCCCTGCTGTTAGCGCAGATATTTTTCATATAAATGTAGGAACTGCACAACAACGAGAAGATCTAATAAAACAAGCATGGGACGAGCATGCCAAAAACGATAAAACTTTGGCTTGGACAAATCGAGGATGTTGGAGATCAAATTATCAATATCAAAATATTGATTGGTTGATGCAAGCGGTCAATAATGTTGTAAACGAAGCAGGACTGTATTATCAGCAAGTAGATCCTGTATACTCGCGTAAGACAAAAAGTTTTTTAGGCAGTGAAATAAAATACTGGACCAATATCAACAAGCCTGGTAGCAGGAACGCATTGCACGAGCATAAACTTTGGCACTATGTAGCTGTTTATTATTTGGATGCAGAAAGTACAGGAGATATACTTTTTTATAATCCTATAAACTTAACAGAAGGCTGTAATCCCTACGCACCTTTTGTTAGCCCGGTGGCATTTTCTCCTACCAATGGTGATTTGTTAATATGGCCAGCCTGGTTGCCGCATGAAGTTGAAATGAATCAGTCTAACAAGCACAGAATAAACATTGCTATGAATATTAGATTTACTGCTCCGGTTAGTTTAGAAGATGTAGATAATGCGAACTATTGAATTTTATAGCGATATATACGGGCTAGCCGACACTGTACCAATTGTCAAACCAACTGACTGTTTGCCTAAATGGGTATCTGTTGCCAGGATGGATTACAAGCAAGCAAACAAGGATAATACACATTTATACAGATGTCCTGGTATATTTGATTTATTCACCCATGGCTACATAATTCCTGCTTGGCACGACATTAAATTTGAAACAGATGGTGATTACTATCGTTGGGAAGTACCAACCAAAGATCTTCAGGACATGAAATTCAACAAAGACATAGCGTCTGCACATGATCATAAAAATGTTGCAAAACATTTACCTAGGCCCAAATGGGCACACCCTGGGGTTTTGAAACTCAACACACCATGGCATGTCATAGCGCCAAAAGGTGTAAAGTTGCTGATAACTGCAGTGCCTTATCCTGACAGTTATGAGTTTGAATCATTGACAGGTATACTGGATCCAGCAATCAGCACAGAAATCAATATTCAAATGAATTGGAATACTCCAGTGGGCATGGGTAGAATTAATGCTGGTACGCCATTAGCACATATTATTCCATTAACAACTGAACAGCTTAAACTGGTAGTAAGAGATAAAAATCATCATGATGACATTTGGTCTTTGAAAAGAAAATTTGTCAACAGCATGTCCTATGTGTTAAATAGAAATAGATTAAGAAAACTTTATGAAGGGCATTATCATTCTAAGGAAAGCAAATGCCCACTACATTTTTGGAGGAAATAGTGGAATATCTTAAAGGTTTTGAATATATATGGTTGGTATTTTTCATAATGATTGTGGCTGGTATAGCCAAAGAAAACGGGTTATTCATGCCGGCATTTTCCTATATCAAATCAGCTTTTAAAAGTAATAGACTGGTATTATTTTTAATCAGTGCAATTAGTGGAGTACTGCCAATTGAAGGGCGTGTAACTGTCAGTGCGGGCGTACTGGACACGTTAACTCACAAAGACTGTAATCATCACTCACATGGTAGAGAAAAAATGGGCATTGTGGATTACTTGTCTACACATCATTACTATATGTGGAGTCCACTGGAGAAAACAGTTATTTTACCAATGGCTACGCTGGGCCTAGGCTATATGGCATGGTTACAAATTATTTGGCCCTTATTGGCAGTAAGTGCAGCTTTTATTGCGTACTATATCTTTTTTAAAATAAAAGAAGAGGATATTGACATTGAACACGGGACTTTTAAAATAAGTGCAATTATTCGCAATGTACTGCCTTTCTTTTTAGCTGTTGGTACATATATCTATGTAGGGGGTGCGAGCCACATCTTCATAATCTTTGGGTTGTTGGCCTTGTGGTACATGTTTTTAACACAAACTTGGGATGTGAAAAAGCTGCTGTCCTACATAAACTGGGAAGTTTTAATTACTGTTGCAGCGGTGATTGCGTTGGGCAATTATTTTAAATCACACAACGCAGTTTATATAGAATTCATAAAGAACTTAGGCCTAGATCCCCAGACTGTTTTGGGGATGATGGTTATTTCCCTAGTTGGGCTAATTGTGAGTTTTTTAATGGGCTCTAGCGGCAAATTTATCGCTGTTGCTGTTTTGATGTCTACGGTATTTGGTACACAATACTTTTTGTGGTTTTTTGCCGTAGATTATGTTGGGTACTTGCTCAGCCCTACTCACAAATGTGTAATGGTTGGCAATAGGTATTTTGGAACTAGTTTTAAGGATTATTATATAGCACTGGGTAAATGGGCAGCCTTGTTGCTATCAACAGCAGGGATGGTTACTTTTAGTTAATTTGCCCATAAATACAAAATAGGAGATTATTGATGGCACATTATGCTTTTTTAGATGCAAACAACATTGTTACTGAGGTAATTGTTGGAAAAAACGAGGGCGAGGACGGAATCAACTGGGAACAGCATTACGGTGAATTCCGTAATCAAGTTTGCAAACGTACTAGCTACAACACCCAAGGTGGGGTGCATAATTTGGGCGGAACGCCCTATCGCAAAAATTACGCTGGTATTGGCTACAGCTATGACCCAGTTCGTGACGCTTTTATTCCGCCAAAACCTTATGCCAGCTGGGTACTAAACGACGATACCTGCTTATGGTCAGCCCCAGTATCTATGCCTGTAGAGGGAGGAAAAATTTATACCTGGGATGAATCAACTGTGGCCTGGGTTGAGTTTGTTCCTCCCAGCGACTGATTAAAAATCAACTCCCATTGATCGAGAATCCTACTCAATTGAGTAGGATTCTTCTTGAATATCCTGTACACTATGTGTTAATAGCGGAACAGTGGAGTTTTACATTAGAACAAAATTGTGTAGCCTGCAGTGGGGCCCGTTAAATACACACATAATTTTATTTAAACCATGACCATAACCATTGCTATAATTGACATCATAGGCTTGCCCTATGATGGTACTACAGTTTACCGCCAAGGACTAGGCGGTAGTGAAAGCGCAGTAACCTACATGAGTGAAAGCCTAGCCCAACTAGGCTTTGCTGTTACTGTGTTTAATCGCTGCAACACTGACGGGGCTAATCCCGGAGTATATAAACGTGTACAGTACCGCCCCGTAGAGGATCTAGCACAGGATCATCAATTTGATATTGTGATTAGTTCACGTACTGTAATACCATTTATACCTGATCACGAGTTACCCAATTTGGGTGACAGTCGAGCACTGCCATTCATGGGCATGAATCTTTATGATCGTATCCTAAGCCAAGCCTCAATGCGAGTACTGTGGATGCACGACACATTTTGTTTAGGTGATCGTGCTATTGAACCATTGGCGCTAGTTGATCGCATTACCGATATATTCACACTGAGCGATTGGCATACCAGTTATGTCTCCACATGCGACCATGGTAGTAAACGCATGTACGAAGTTCTTAAGAACAAGATCTTTGTTACACGCAATGGTGCTCGCAGCCATATTGATCAAGTTGATTTGTCGGCCAAAGATCCTAACCTCTATGTGTACAATGCTTCAGTAACCAAAGGCATGATTCCCTTAGTGGATCGTGTTTGGCCTCGAGTTAAGCAGCAATTGCCTGCGGCTAGACTAGTTGTGATTGGTGGGTATTACAGATTTGGTGCTACTGCAGCGCCTGATGCTCAGGAACTGACTTGGCGCGGTATGGTTGAAGATCCACGATACAAAGATCTCAATATTGAATTTACTGGAGTTATCCCACAGTCAGAAATTGCTCAACTGTTGGCACACGCCAACTTTATGATTTACCCTACCAGTTTCCCTGAAACGTTTGGCATCAGCACTTTGGAAAGCCTGCTGTACAACACACCAGTGTTGACCTGCAGATTTGGTGCTATGGAAGAAACTGCTGTAGACTTGGCCTGTTACAAGATTGACTATCCGATTGAACCCAACAGTTTGTACCCCAACATCAATACGGATCAACAAGTTGACCGTTTTGTAGCCATGACTGTGCGAGCAGCACACGACACTTACTTACATCAACAACGGCAATACTACTGCAATGCAGTCAAGCCCTGGGCCAGTTGGGATACGGTAGCAGAACAGTGGCGACAGCATTTTTACCATCAACTCAGTGAGCATCTACCACGTGCGGCTTATAGGTCAGTGAGTCGTATCAATCGCGCAGTACATGAAATATGGGGGCGCAGGACACATAATCGTGTAGAGATAGAACCACATCGTGTAGGTACTGAGCGCGAGATTGTGGTTGTTGTACCATTTTACAATGCAGTTGACTACATCGAACAGTGTATTGCTAGTATTGCTGCACAAGACTATGACAATTATCGCTGCGTACTAATCAATGATGCTAGCACTGATGCTAGCGATACCGCAGTGCGACGTGCATTAGCAGCACTGCCACAAGACATTGAAGCACATTTTGAATACGTAGTTAACAGCATTAACCAAGGTGCAGTGTATAACCAAGTACGCGCCATTCGTGCAGTAGACAATCCTGAGGCCATTGTCATGCTGGTTGATGGTGATGACTCACTAGCAGCCGACAATACCATATTTGCTCGCTACAATGCTGAATATGCTACAGGTGCAGAATTTACCTATGGCAGTTGCTGGAGCGTAGTAGACAACATTCCATTAATCAGTCAACCTTATCCTGAATCTGTAAAACAAAACGGTACTTATCGCGATCACAGATTTAATTGGAACATGCCCTATACGCAT